GGTGGAGCATGACCACGAGCACAGCGGGACGGTCGGCGTCGTCACCCCCGCCAGCGCCGCCGTCCTTGAGTTCCTCCGCGACCTCGGCCTACCGTGCCCTGAGCCTGTACGAGCGGACGGTGGCGAGGAACCCGTGGATCGGGGGGATGGGCCACACCCCGCACCCGAAGCAGCAGAGGTTCCTCCTCCACGCGGAGACGCGTGAACTGTTCTTCGGCGGGGCGGGCGGGGGCGGGAAGTCGCAGGCCGCGTGGTACGGCGCGCTGCAGTTCGTCGAGACGCCGGGGTACGCCGCACTGATCTTCCGCCGCACGTACGCGGACCTCGCGCTGCCGAAGGCGCTGATGGCCCGGTCGAAGGCGTACCTGGCGAACACGGCCGCGGTGTGGAACGAGACGCAGAAGACGTGGACGTTCCCGAGCGGCGCGACGATCACCTTCGCGTATTTGGAGAACGAGAACGACAAGTACCGGTACGCGTCGGCCGAGTTCCAGTACATCTTTTTCGACGAGCTGACCCACTTCACGGAGACGCAGTACACGTTCCTGTTCTCGCGGCTGCGGAAGGAGAAGGTCGGCCCGATCGCGGACGTGCCGCTGCGGATGCGGAGCGCGTCGAACCCCGGCGGCCGCGGGCACGACTGGGTGAAGAAGCGGTTCGTGGACGAGGAGACGCGGCAGAAGAACCGGGTGTTCATCCCCGCGAAGATGGAGGACAACCCGACACTCGACCAGGAAGAGTACAGGGAGAGCCTGTCGAACACCGACCCGCTCACCCGCAAGCAGATCGAGGACGGCAACTGGAACGCGGTCGAAGGCGGGCGGTTCAAGAAGGACTGGTTCTACGACCGCTACACGACGCAGGGCGACTACCTCATCCTGCGCCGCGGCAACGTGGAGGACGCGTACACGATCCGCTGGCAGGAGTGCCAGAAGTTCGGGACGGTGGACCCGGCGACGAGCGAGGACCAGAAGGCCGACTACACGGTGATCGCGGCGTGGCTGCTGACCCCGCGCGGCGACCTCGTGTGGTGGGACTGCGACCGCGGCCAACTGGAGATCCCCGACCAACTACCGCGGCTCCAATCCTTCTACAACCTCCACCGCCTCGCGTACGTGGGCATCGAGGCGGTGGCGAGCAACCAGGCTCTGTTCCAGTTCGCGAACCGCACCAACATGATCGCTACCCCGCTCCGCCCGCTGGGGCAGGACAAGTTGGTGCGGGCGACGCAGGCGATGATACTCGCGGAAGTTAAGCGGGTTTGGTTGCCTGCACCGGGCGCGCGCCCTGGGTTCCCGCTGGACGACGTGTTGGGCGAACTTCTGCGCTTTACCGGCGACGAGAAGACCGATGATCATGACGACGTGGTAGACGCCCTCGCGTACGCCGCGAAACTCGTGTCGGAAGGCCCGACGCACGCCGAGCGGCAGGCGCGGCCGACGGTGTACGGGACGGGGTACGGGTACGCGGCGAGGTGATGGGGACGGCGAAGCGACGGGCGGAGGACGCGATGCAGGAAGTCGAGTACATGGTGGTTGAGGCGTATGCGATGCGGCTTCACGTGGTCGCGGAACTTCACCGCGCCGTCTCGCTGCGAATCACGCAGGGTTGGCGGCCTCAAGGCGGCGTCTCCCTGCACTCGCCGGCAGCAAACGGTGACGTGATGGCGTGTCAAGCAATGGTGCGGCCGGCCGAAGGGGTAACTAAGGGGCGACGGAACTAATGGACGCACCACCCGTCGCCGATCCCGCCGCCGACCCCTTCGCCGCCGCGTACCAGCACCTCACCGGCCGCTACCCGCAGCCCGGCGAGTGGCTCGCGGCGTTCTCGCGGAAGGTGTGGGACAGGGCGACCGCGACAGAACGCGACCGCCAGGAACAACACCGGGCCGACCTGCGGAACTACCTCAACGCACCTTTGGAGGACGACGAGAATGGCTAGCGAGACCGGGCCGACGCACGTGGAGCAACCGGCGACGCCCAGTGTCCGTCAGGAAATTGACGCCATCGTGTCGGCGTGGCGTCGCGACGGCGGCATCCTCGCCCGCCGCACGACGCTGGTGGAGCGGATCAAGGAGTGGGCGGAGGGGAAGTTGGCCGAGTTCGACGCGGCCCGCGAAGTGGCGAAACTCGCCCGCGTGACATTCCTCGCCAACAACCTGCGAGGCGAGGGGGCGACCCGGGAGCGCCGCCGCTGCTCCGCCATCGTCACCGCCGTCGCCCGCGAGATCGACGACGAGACGGCCGAGCGGCTGTCCCTCCTCAAGCCCGGCGAGGAGGGCGACAACGGGATCGCGGTCGGGGCGGTCCGCGCCGCGCGGGAGATCTACACCCGCATCAACCAACTGCAAATCGACCCGGCGACGGGCAAGCCGGCGGGGATGACGGCGACGGCCGGGACGCCGAAGGACGGGCCCGCGCCGCAACCGGAGGCGACCGCAACCCCATGAACCCCACCGCCGCCGCGCCCCTCGACCCGCCCCTGCGCCCGACGACCGGCAACGTCGTCGGGGCGTTCGCCCGCCGCGTCCTCGACGCCCGCGACCTGTCCGCGCTCACCCCGCTCCTCGACGAGTTGACGGAGCGGGCGCGGTGGGAGGACGCCCGCGAGGTCCGGCAGGCGTTCGCCGAACTGACGGGGTATCTGGCCGGCGAGAACCGCTACTTCCAGCCGTTCACCGCCGCCGGCCCGTGGGTCGCGTTCAAGGGTAAGCTCCGCAAGATCCTGTTCTGGGACGTCTGGACGTGGGACTCGGGGTTGGTCGTGGCGGAGACGGCCGTGGCGGGGGTGACGCCGGCCGACGAGATGGCGTACTCGACCGGGCCGACGGGCGAAGTGGCAATAGATACCCCGGCGGTCCCGGTGGATGACGACGACGGCGGCGAAGAGGATAGTGACATTGTGTTGTCACTGGAACCGAACGGCGACGATACCGACCTTTACCCGACGGAGGGCCACGACGATGCCGCACGTTGACAAGGGGCCGATTCAGACGATCGACGCACCGCCTCACCAGCCGCTCGCCCCGCCCCTCCCGTTCGCGGTCGAACTCCGGCCGTTCGGCACGAACCGCCTGCGGTACGCGAAGATGAAGCCGCACGGCGTCGGCGAGTTCATGACCGACGACGAGGTTGACCTGTGGATGTACCACCTCGCGGTCGTGGCGGGGCTGGAGAAGGAGTTGGCGGGGGTGCTGTCGCAGGCGACGCAGGCGAAGCCGTCCGGCGGCGGCAACAACGCGGGCAAAGTCCCGAAGGTGTGATCGCATGGACCGGCTTCCGACCCGCGACGGCCTCGTGCGGCGAAGGCGGACGAACGTCCTTGTGCGTGCGGCGTACTCCGTCGCCGAATTTGCTGGGGCGGACGAGGAAACCCGCCTTCTCACCGTCATCGTCGCCCTGGCGGAGCAGAACAAGAATCTGCTCGACGCGGAGTACCAGAGGGTGCTGCGGGAGCCGGCCAAGTCCTTCGTCATTCCGGTTCGAAAGGTGTGATCGCATGACGCTAGACGAACTCCGCGAGAAGTGCGAGCAACTCGCGCCGGCCGGGTGCGCGGCGTCGCGGGCGGTGTTGGAACTGTTCGACGAGTTGCACGCGACGCGGGTTGTGGTGGACTCGCTCGCCGACCGCGTATACAAGCAGAGTGAACTGCTGAACCGACGGGCCGAAGGAGTGCCGTCCGCATGACCGCGACCGACGAAGAACTCGCGTTCCGCCGCGACATTTGCGCCGCGCCGAAGGACGACACGGTGCGGCTGGTGTACGCGGACTGGCTCGACGAGCACGACCAGGCGGAGCGGGCGGAGTTCGTCCGGGTGCAGGTGGAGATCGAGGCGACGCGGAAGCAGCCGGGTTGGCTACCGGGGCCGGAATTGTTCCACGAGGGGGCGGGCAACCCAGCGGCGTTGTTCCGCCTCAACAATTACGACCGCGAAACGAAACTCGACGACCTGAGGCGGCGGGGGCGGGAGTTGGCCGGCGACCGGTTCGAGTGCTGGACGGACGACCTTGATTCACTCCGCCCGCTACTCACGGCCGGCGGGTCCGTCGCCTACGCCCGCGGCTTCGTCTCGCACGTCACCTGCACCGGGGACGACTGGCTCGCGCACGCCGACGCGCTGTACTGGCACCCGTCGCAGACGGTGCGGTGCGAGGCGTGCCGCGACGTGAGAGACGCCGATCGCCGAGTGTTCGGCACGGACGCGGGCGTGTGGTGCAAGGCGTGCGATAGCACCAGTACCGTCCCCCGCCCGTGCCCCGCGACCGCGCAGCCGATCGAGCAGGTGACGCTGACGACGGAGCCGCCAATCACTCTCGGCAGCATCACCTGCCGAGACTGGCCGTCGTCGCTCGCGAAGGGCGTCGTCCGTGAAGTGGCGTGGTGGGCGGGGATCGCGGGACGCCCCGTCGCACAATTCAAAGAGACGGTTGAGATCACGGACGAAGATATGCTTTCCAGGAACGGGACGCTCTACAGCCGCAAGTTGGCCCACTTCGATCGGAGAATTGAAGAGGCGAGACGTCCGGCCGCGACTTTGAAGGCGTGGTGGCCGGACATCACGTTCAACGTCAAGCCGCCGGCGTCTCTTTAGCGACTACTACGACGCGATCATCGGGCGGGTCATCTAGCCACTCAACCCCCGCCGCACCTCGCGGGCGTCCCCGGCGTCACAGCGTGAGCGTCACCCCGCGGTACAATTCGACCGTACACTCCTGCGGCGTACACTGGTCGAACGCGATCGTGTACGCGCTCATCTTCCCGTAGTTATCCCGCAGCGTCGCCTGCGCCGCGAGGGTGAAGTTCGAGAACCCGTTCCCGACGATCCCCGGCGAGTCGTCCGCGCTGAACTCCCCGCGGCCGTCGATCGTCACGTTCCCGCCGAGCGTCCCCGACGACAGCCACCGCACGCGGCCGTTCACCACGTCGATCGTCTCCGTCGTCGTCACCGACCCGCCGACCGTCACGTCGGCCCCGCCGCGGACGAGCAAGTCCTTCGGGTCGCTCCGCAGGTCGGCCGCGCCGCCGTCGATGCGGGTGTACAGGCTCACGGTCGTACCGGCCCCGACCGTCACCGTGGCGCTCGTGGCGACGACGTGGGCGAGCGTTCCGGTCTGGCCGGCGACCGGGCAGACCGCGACCGACCCGCCGTTCACGTCCAGCGTGCTCGACGCCGGCATGCCCTTGATCTCCAGCGACTCCCGGCCGGGGTTTGCGGACGACGGGTCGCCGGTGACGACCAAAGCGACCGCGGAGGTGACGAACTCCAGGCGGAACTGGCCGGCGGCGTCGCGGTTCGACGACTCCCACGTCGTGCTCGCACTCTTCAGCTGCAGGTGCGTCGTCCGGTACTCGGGGTACCCCGCCGGGTTCCAGTCGGGCAGCCCGATCTGGCCGCCGTAGCTCGCCCGCCGCACGACGGTCAGGCCGATCGCGGCGAGCGCCGTCAGCCCCCACTTCACCGACACGTCGTTCCCCTCGAACACCAGCACGTCGGCCGCGGACGGGACGGCGTTGCCGCTGTAGTTCGCGGCGATACTCGCGTCGTTCGGGCTCGACGGCGTCCCGCTCGTCGTCGCCTGCGAGTACGTCCCGGTGCCGGACAGCGACAGCGTGAACGGCGTCCCGTCGTCCGGCCCGGTGCAGACGATCGTGCTGCCCGACGCCTCGAACGTGATCTCCCGCCAGTCCGGTTCCTCCCGCGCGGCGAGTTGCGCGGCGATCGCCGTCGCGATGTCGCTCGTCGTCCCGCTCGCGACGACGTACGTCTCCGCCTTGCGGTTGAGCGTGGTGACGAACGTGTGGCCGACGGTCGAACTGCCGACGGTCAGGGTGGTGACCTGGGCGCGGGTCGCGGCGTTGCCGGTGTAGCGGACGGTAGCCATCGGAGCCTCCTCGTAAGGTGCCCCGAATGTAGGGGTTACTCTCGGCCGTCATGGGCAGCGCGACAGCAACCCCGTGGCGGGTCGAGAAGGACGTGTGCTACCCCGGCCGCGTGGTCGTGCCGGGGGATGACGGCGGCCCCGTCGTGTACCAGTTCACGCCGGCCGACATCGCGGCGATGCACCGCACGGGGAACGCGAAGATCGGGGACGGGTGGAACGTGCCCGTGTGCTGGGAACACCAGAACGTCCACCCGCTCCGCAAGTCGGTCCACCTCGGCCAAGCCGCCCGCGACCGCGAGTACGCGAAGTCCGTCTTCGGGTCGGCCGCGCGGTTCGTCGTCCGCGGCGGCCGCCTCCGCGCCGTCCTCGAGGGCGACGACCCCGACGACCTGAAGCAGTTCCTGAAGGTGAAGCACGTCTCCCCGGAGATCGTGTGGGACTGGCGGGACACCGACGGGAAGGTCTGGCGCGGCCCGACCATCACGCACATCGCGGCCACCCCGCGGCCGGTCCAGCGGCACCAGGACCGCGTCACGACCGCCCGCCTGTCGCTCCTCGCGCACGCCGGAAATCCCGGCAAACACGCAGACCCGCGCCTGCCCGTCCTGACCCCGCGTGTAGGGTTTACCCTCCGCTTGTCGCACACGAGTTACGCGGAGCCGAACATGGCCGACGACATCAACACGACCGGCACCGACGAGGGGACCGACGGCGTCGCCGGGGGCGGGAAGAAGTCGGCGTGGGACCGGATCAAGGCCGCGCTCGCCGGCAAGGGGATCATGCTCGGCGAGTCCGAGATCAAGGACGAGTCGCACCTCGCGGACCTGATCGAAGTCGCCTGCCTGAACTCCGCCGACGACACCTACGACGACGAGGACGAGGAGGCCGACGACGCGAACGAGGGCGACACCCCGCCGGAGGGCGACATGACCCAGCCCCCGCCGGGGACCAGCGAGCCGCCCCCGCCGCCGGTCCAGATGTCGCTGGAGGCGGCGACGAAGCGGGTCGAGGCCCAGCACCGCGCCGAACTCACCCGGCAGGCGAAGAAGCTCATGACCGACGGGACCATCACCCCGGCCATCGGCAACACGCTCGTCGACCAGATCAAGACCGTCCGCCTGTCCCTGACCGCGACCGGCGACCTCGAGCCGAACGCCGTGACGACGAAGATCGCGGCGTACCAGGAACTCGAGCCCCGCACGTCGTGGAGCCCGGCCGGCAAGCGGGGCGGCGGGAAGAACAAGGGCCGCGCCCGCCTGTCGCAGACCGCGAACGGGAAGAACGGCCTCGCCGCCGACGCCGGCCGATCGCCGTACGCGCCGGACGGCGAGGTGGACACCGACGCCGTCGTCAACGCCTTCTTCGAGACCGCCGGGACGCCCGCGAAGTAGGCACCCGCACCCGCACCGTACCGCAACCGCACAGCCGATCACCGCCCCGCACGGGAGACCCGCCGATGTCCTTCGTCGATCCGAACAGCCTACCCGGCGTCCAGGCCGCGATCGAGACGACCGAAGTCGAGTTCCTCTTCGGCGACCTCGGGTTCCACCGCGTCATCGGCGTGCAACTGTACTCCGGCGCGGTCGACTCCACGAACACCCCGACGACGACGCTCCGCAAGGGGCTGGTCCTCGGGAAGATCACCGCGTCCGGCCTGTACACGAACTACGCCGCGACGGCGACCGACGGGTCGCAGGAGCCGAAGGGGTTCCTGTACGAGCCGCGGAACATGCTCAACCGGAACACCGGGACGGCGGAGAACAAGCCGGCGCAGATGATGTACTGGGGCGGGGCGAAGGTCGCGTCGCTCGGGTCCAACTTCGACGAGTACACCCGCCGCGTCCTGTCGAACCGGATCATCTTCGACGACCTGCGGCAACTCCGCGGCGGGTTCAACGGCCCGACCGCGAAGACGGCCGACTACACGGTCCTGTCGACCGACGACGACATGGCGTTCACCACCACCGGCGCGTCCGGGGCGGTGAACTTCACGCTCCCGGCGACGGTGGTGAAGGGGTTCCGGGCGCGGTTCACGAACACGGTGAACCAGAACATGGTGGTCACCGCCCCGGCGAACAAGCTCATCGGCACCAACTCGGCGACGCTCACCACGATCACCTTCTCGACGGCCAACGAAAAGCTCGGCTCGTCGGTGGAGATCACCGTGGACGACACCGGGACGAAGTACATCGCCCACGTCCTGTCGAACACGACGGCGACGTTCGCGTAACCGACCGGACGACGAACCCCGCGGGGGCGGGCGGTCCCCCGACCTGCACCCACGCCGCCCGCCCCCGTGACCCGCTTCGGAGAGCCCCACAATGCCCGTCGTTCAAGACCTGCTCACCCCGAGCGTCGTCCGCGGGATCATCTCCCGCATCCGCACGCCGGGCGGCCAACTCAGCCGGCTCCTCGGCACCCACCTGAACGGGCCGGCGACCGACACCGTCACCGGCCGCACGTACACCTACGACATCTACGACAACGTCCGCCGGGTGTCGCGGGCGCGGTTCCCCGGCGTCCCGAACGGGACGGTCGCGGCGAACCCGGTCGGCAACGTCACGGTCACGCTCGCCCGGTTCGGCGAGAAGTTGATCCTGAACTACGACAAGTTGATCCAGATCCGCACCCTCGGCCAGAACGCCGGGATGCAGGACAAGAAGGGCGTCAAGTACGTCGAGGAGCAGGCGAAGACGCTCCGCCAGTCGGCCGACAACGTCCGCGAGTTCGTCACCGCCGGGGCCCTGCTCCGCGGCGGCGTGTACTCCTTCTACCAGTCCGGCGACGACCTGCTCCCGTCGTTCGACGCGTCCGGCGGGTACATCACCGTCGACCACCAGATCCCGTCGAGCAACAAGCTGACCGGCAGCGGGGCGTTCGCCGCCGGGCTGCAGATGGGGACCGGGTCGAACATCATCACCGCGGACTGGGCGACGGCCGCGACCGACATCCCGCTCGCCATCCAGAAGGTGAGCGCCGCGTTCCAGGCCCAGGTCGGCCAGCCGCTGAAGTACATCTTCGTCGACTCGACGATGATGCTGAACATCTTGCAGAACGACAAGGTGCGGCAACTCGCCGGCACCTCGCACCAGCCGTTCGCCGCGCTGGAGAACACCGGGAACAAGAACCCGGACGGGACCGACGGCGGGCTGTACTGGTTCGAACTCCGCGGCCTGCCGTACTTCCGGTTCTACGTGTACGACGGCGGCCTCGACGTGAGCACGAGCGGGGCGGCCCCGGCCTTCACCAAGCTCCTCCCGACCGGCTACGTGACGTTCATGATCGAGCCGGACAGCCAGTGGTTCAAGTGCATCGAGGGCAGCGAGTTCGTCAAGGACAACGACATCGCGCCGGCCGTCGAGCGGACCGGGTTCTACTCGCACATTCTGGAGAAGGCGGACCCCGCGCGGTTCGAACTCCACACGATCCAGAACGTCGGGATGGAGGTGAACATCCCGAAGGGCATCGCGTACGCCCGCGTGACCGCGACGTGACCGCGCCGGTCGCTTTGCGGTAGCGAGCACTTGGCCGTACAGACTGTTCAGCCGTCAGGCTCGCCGAACGCGTCACTGTGGCGCGTCTCGTCGTTCATACGGGTTAGGCGGGTCGCACCATGCCGGGGTTCATCAAGGGCAACACGTCGAAGGACGGCACGGGGACGGAATACTACGTCGTCGTGGACGCCAACGGCGTGCTGCAGGTCGCCCTCGCGGCCGGGTCCGCGTCCGTCGGCACGGTGACCCTCGGGGCCGGGTCCGCCTCGATCGGCGCGGCGAAGGACGACCTTGCCAACTTCACGACCGTCTGGGGCGTCAGCAACGCGCCGGTGTCGTCGGCCGACATGAGCGGGGCCGACGCGGACCTGACGGCCGCCCCGACGAGCGGGCAGAAGTGGGTCATCACGGACGTGTTCGTGTCCGCCGACACCGCGATGCGGGTGGACATCAAGGAGGAGACGAGCGGGACGGTGATGTTCAGCGGGTACGTCACCCCGGGCGGGTGGTACCAACTCACCCCGCGCGGGAAGCGGAAACTCGCAACCGCCAACAAGAAGGTCGTCGGCCGGACCAGCGCGGCCGGGAACGTCCGCATCCTCGTGGGCGCACACTCGGAGGCGTGATGCCGTACCCCGTTGCCGCCTGCCGCAGCCACGCCCCGGCCGGCTCCGGTGCCGCCGCCCCTACCAACACCGTCGCGCCCGCGATCACCGGCACGGCGACCGAGGGCCAGACACTCACCGCGTCCACCGGCACCTGGACCGGCTCGCCGTCGTCCTACGCCTACCAGTGGAAGCGGGGCGGCGTCTCGATCGGCGGGGCCACGTCCTCGACGTACCTGCTCGTGACGGCCGACGTGGGCAGCACGATCACGGTCACCGTCACGGCGACGAACGCGGGCGGCAGCGCGGCCGCGACCAGTGCGGCGACTGCGACGGTGGCGGCGATCTTTACCCCGCTGGCTCTCGCCCCGGAACTGTGGGTGGAGTCGGACGACCTTGTCTACTCCGACGCGGCCCGCACCACGTTGCAGACCACGAACGCCGGCACCGTCCGCGGAATGACCGACCGCAGCGGCAGCGGGAACCACCTGGCGAAGTCCGGCGGCACCCCGCCGACGCTCGAAACGAACAGCCAGAACTCGAAGAACGGGGTGAGGTGGAACGGCTCGCAGGACGGACTAATCTCGCCGTCGTTCCTGGGCACCGTGAGCGCAATCACGTTCGCGTTCGTGGGCAAGGATAATTCGGGCGGCTTTTCGTATTGGGGCGGGACGACGAACAACCGATTCCTGGGCAAAGGCTCGTCGCTACTCGGGGACGCCTTCGGCGAAATCGCAATCCAGCAGAACGTCACCCAGATCGGGGTGTTCGTCGGGGATGCCACTTATCAGACGATCCTGATGCTGTCGGCGAGCGGGAACGCCTGGCTCACGAACGGAACCGCCAGTGTCATCGCCGCAATCACCGGGAGTTTGACCTACGGCAACCAGGACGGCGGGTCGGCCGGCTCGTTCAGTTTCAACGGCCGGCACTACGCGGCACTCGTGAAGAAAGCCCGCGTGACCGGGGCGGACCTGTCCAACCTGCTCGACTACTGGCGCACGAAGTGGAACCCGTTCACGGCGTTCCCCACGTCGGTCTACTGCGGCGGCGACTCGATAACGGCCGGGGTGGGGGAAACACCGTGGCCGGTGCAGATGAAAACGAGCCTCGGCGCGAGTTACGCCGTGATGACCGCCGCGAAGCCCGGCGACGGGATGACGGCGATCGCGGCGAGCGCGGTCCAGCGGATCGACCCGTTCCTTTGCGCGGTGTTCCCCAAGCGGATTTGCATTCTCCACGGCGGCACGAACTCGCTGGCGAGCGGCACGGGTGACGCGCACCTGTCGGCGTACTGGGCGTACCTCGCGGCGCGGAAGGCGGCCGGAGCAACGCACGTCGTGGCCACGACGCTGCTGCCGTTCGCCGGCTCGACGGGCGGGATCGGCGTCGGGGTCAACAACGGGACGACGGAGCAAAAGCGGCAGTACGTCAACAACCTCGTGAAGACGACGTGGGCCGCGAACGGGGCGGATGCGTTCATCGATTTGGAGACGACCGAAACACGGCTGCGCGACGCGAGCAACACGACCTATTTCGCAGACGGCACGCACCTGACGACGGCCGGTGCGGGGGTGTTTGCGTCGTGCGCGACGCCGGTGATCGCGGGGCTGTGATAGGATGCCCGCTCACCTGCGAGGGCGAGCAATGGGCACTCCGACCGGCCGAGAGAGTTTCGTCGCGGCGATCGCGGCGGCACCGGACGACGACACGGCGAGGCTTGCGTTCGCCGACTGGCTGGACGACCACGACGAGCCGGCACAAGCCGCACTCATCCGGCACGAAGTGGCGGCGGCGAAATCGGGCGCGCTGCCGACACTGTTCCCGGCCGGCGAGGAGGCCGCGGGCCACGTCGATTTGGGCGGCGAGTTGGTGAAGGTGGTTATCGCGCCGGCGGTCGAAGGAGTGCAGTGGGCTACCGACCGCGGCCTCGTGTGCTACGCCCGGTGCGAAGAATCGGTGTGGCGGGAGTTGGGGCCGGCGGTCGTGAAGGCGCATCCCGTGACAATGCTGGACTGCGGGGCGAACGGGGCCGAGTTGCTGCGGCGGGCGCGGGGCGGCCGAAGTTAGGGGCGGGAGGCCGCAGGCCGTGTCATTCGGGTCAAGCGGAGGGCGTTCCCCGTGTCAGCATCCCGCGTCATCCGCCGCCCGCCCGTCGGCGTCACGGTCGACGCCACCCACATCGAGTACGAGGCGAGGGCGAAGTCGGTCGCCCAATCTAGTGAATTCTGCTTCGACTTGACGAATTACCCACAGATCGCAGCCGGAGCGACGATATCGAGCGTCAGCGTGCCGGCGGTCAGTGGCATCACGGCGACACCGGCCGGGAGCGCGCCGGTCGCCGACGACTACGAGGGGCCGGTCGTCGGGAAGTTCTGGCTGATCACCATCAGCGGCGGGACGAGCGGAACGGACTACCTCGTGAAAGCGAATTTCACCCTGTCGTCGGGTGCCGTCCTCCCCGTCTGGCTGCTCGTCCAGGTCCGCTGACGCCCGCCCGCGGGGTAGCCCGCACAATCCTCTCATGTCGCTCGCCACCATCAACCCGTTCTGCGAGTGGTCCGACGTCCAGAACCGGCTGTCGGCGGCCGGCGCGAACCTCCGCGTGGACGACGACCCGGCGGCCCGCGACGAGGTGCTGATCGACGCGACGGTCGAAGTGATGCAGTACACGTTCCTGCTGTACTCCGAGGCCGCCCTCGCGAACTCGAACTGGGTCAACCGGAAGACGCGGGACGTGGCGTGCTGGTACGCGGCGTCGCGGCGGGCGAACCCCGTCCCGAAGTCCATCCAGGCGCTGTACGAGAAGGCGATCAAGGACTTGGAGAACGTCCAGGTCGGGGCGTTCCTCATCCCCGACGCGCCGATGCGGAAGAACGCCGCGCCGGTGCTGTCGAACCAGCGGGTCGCGATGTACCCGTTCCCGCGGGTCGTGACCGCGACCGGGAAGAGTACCGGGACGCAGGAGGGGTACACCCCGTTCAACGACCGGTTCGACTACGTGTTCGACTACTCGATTTGAGGACGCACGGATGGCGAAGTTTGACGTGAACGACCCGGAGAAGCAATTTCCGATCGGGTGCGGGGGCGTGTACGACGCGGCGGGCGAGCGCCTGAGTCCGGTCGTGTCTTGTGACACCGCGACCGGCGAGGTGACGCGATACGTCATGACGCCCGACGGGAAGTTCACGATCGGCGAGGACAAACGGCTGGCCACCGTGACGGAGATGCGACCCGCCCCGCTTCGCATCGAAGTTCGGCCGGTGGACGTGGAATCGCAGTACCAGTTGGCGAAGTCCAGCCGGGACAACTTCGCGCGAAGGGGCGTGTTCAAGAAAGTGGAGTTCAAGGGGCCGTTTCACGCCGACCCGGCCAGCGTCGCGAAGGCGAAGGAGTTGGTGGAGAAGTTCGAGAACGGCGGCGTGATGTGTCTGCCGCGGGGTGAGGACTCCGGCGGCGATTATAAGTCGAAGTGGGAAGAGCCCGAACCCCCGAATGTCTAACTTCGCCACCTTCCGCGGCTCCCGCGCCGCCCTGACGACCGCGATTCGCGACGTGCCCCGCGCCGCCGCCGGGAAGGTCGCGGACACGTCGGGGCTCACGCGGGTGCTGATGCTCCGCGCGGGCGTCGGCCTGCTCAGCCAGATTCAGCAAGCGTTCCTGGTCAAGAGTCGCGGCAATCAGGCGATCGACGGCGTGAAGTGGGTTCCGCTCAAGCCCGAGACGATCGCCCGCCGCCGCGTCGGCCGGGGCGAACTGACGAAACTCGGGATCAACAAGAAGGCGCTGAACAAGGCGCAGCAGGCGGAGCGGAAACGGGTTTACGGCGAGGTGATGGCGGAGATGCGGGCGCGCGGAGTCCCCGAGAGCCACGCCCGCGACCGCGCGGAGAAGATCGCCGAACGGCGGGCGCGACTGTTCGTCGCGAAAGCGAGGCGGGACGCACTTTCGAGCCGGCGGGTCGACGTACTGCGGGACACGAGTCTCCTGTTCCGCTCCTTCGCCCCAGGCATCGAGGATTCTCCGTCCCGCCCCGCGGGCCAGATCCTGCGGTTCCTTCCGGGGCAGATCGTGGTGGGCACGAACCAGAAGCCGTGGCACCACCACGGCAACCCCGCGAGGAACCTCCCCGCCCGCCCGTTCTGGCCGGTCGACGGGAGGTTGCCCGACCAGTGGTGGCAGGCGATGGCCGACGCGTTTGCCCGCGGGCTGGTGCGGGCCGTGTCGAACGCGACTGTCCGCCCCCGGCGGTGAGGGCCGGCGAATGAGCATCGAATCACTGATGCAGGCGACCCGCGACACGATCCGCGCCGCGTTCAAACTGGACGAACTCGGGTGCGAGGTGATGCCGGACGGCCGCCCCACGCCGATGGCGGGCCAAGTGTTCTTCGCGGTCCACCCCGGCGGGTCGAACAACTCGTCGGACCTGAGCGTCGACGAACTGTTCGACTTCAGCGTCACGCTGACCATGCGAACCGGCGTCCCGCCGTACGACCGGATCGGGACGAACGTGATGCTGGACAGGAACGGCGTCCTGGCGATGGCGCGGCGGATGGCGATTCTGGTCGGGATGAATTACGACCTGATGAACGCCGCGAACGCGATCATCACGGGCGTCGCGAGTGACGCCAACGGGTTCATCCGCCCGCCGGTGTTCCGCTCGATGCAGTACCTCGGCGCGAAGGGCGGGGACTGGTTCTTCGCCGACCCCGACGAGGACGTGTCCGGGCTGGCCGTCCAAGTCGAGTTCCGAGACGCCCGCCGCGTGCAATACCTGGAGGCCGCAACGTGAACAAGCTCTGGCGGTGCCTGAACGAAGAGTGCGTCGAGGACGGCGGGAAGCCGGGGTACGACTTCGAGGCCGCGGCCCCCGTGTGCCCGAAGTGCGGGGCGGACGGGCGGAAGAACACGCAGGCCGTGAGCGAGCGGGCGAGGCTCCACTACCTCGTCTCGTCGCCCGACGGGGCGATCGTCACGCCGAACGGCAACCGGTACGTCGCCTGCGACCCGGCGGCCAAGAGGTTGCCGAAGTACGCGACCGGTTACCACGGCGCGGTCACGTGCCCCGAATGCCTCGCGTCCGAAGTCGTGAAGGCCCACGCGGCGGGGGAAGTCGTCCAGCACAAGCGGATCATCACCAGTCTGCCCGACTCCGTCGGGGGTGTCTAACTCGGAGGGGTCGACGTGGCCGCACTCGGGACGTTCATTGCGGGCCGGTACACCGGCACGTACTCGGCGACGGACGTTGGCATCACGGAGGAGGGGTACACGCTCACGCTGGAGCCGCGGAAGATCCTCATCGACCGCTCCGACGCCTACGGCGACACCCTGATCGACGGGATATACAGGGGGTGCCGCTGGGGCGTCGAGTTCAACTGCAAGGAGTACAAGGCGGGATCGACCGGCCCGGCGTGGCCCTACGCCGCGCTCGGCGTGCTCGGCGTCATCGCCCGGCTCGACTCCGCGGTCGCGGCCGCGTGGGTGTTGACGAGCACCGCCGGCACGCCCGCCGCCGCCGCACCCGCCACGCTCACCGCGGCGGCGGCCATCCTCTCGCCGACCGCGAACGTGGCGCTGCTGTTCAACTCCGACCTCCGGCGAGTGCCGATCCGCCTCGACTTCCTCGCGTACGACGCGGGGGCCGGCGCGATCAAGCACTGGGTGAGCACATGAGCCAACTCGCGGCGGTCGGGCGGGTGAACAACCCGTGCCCGACCAGTTACAACGGCGTCTCCCTGAACGTCGGGACGCAGAGCCGGGTCGTCATCACCCCCGTCCCCGACACCAGCGGGCGCACGCACACCTCGCAGCGCCTGCACTTCACGTTCGAGACGTTCGTCGTCGGGACCGCGAACGGCACGACCGACTCCCAGATGTCGGAACTGCGGAAGAAGTTGTGCGTCAACGGGAAGCGCCTGGAGTTCGACGGCCGGGGGGCCGGCATCCCCGTCGTCATCGACCACACGACCGACCTTTCCTTCGGCCCCCGCGTCCAAGAAATCGGTATCGAGTTCCTCGGCGGGGACAAGGCCGCCAAGTTGACGTGGACGCTCGAAACGGAAATCTCCTGCTGCACGACCGTCGGCCCGTTCCTCGAGTTCAATTTCACCGTCGAGCACTTGGTAGACAAGAACGGGATGACGACGCGGACGCTCGCCGGCCACTTCCGCATCCCGAACAACCGCTCGGGGCCGGACAGCCGCATCCCCGCCGACTCGCCCGACCTCTACCGCCAGTCGGTAAACCCGCCGCTCCTTCCGGGGTTCTCGCGGGAGTACGGGCCGTTCCAGTTGAGCGAAGACCGGCAGTCGCTGACGTGGAGCGTGATCGACCGCGAGCAGGGCGACTCGTTCCCGCCCGAGTATGTCGTCGACTCGCCGATGGTGCGGACGGTGCTGTCGAGCCAGCACGCCGGGCTCGCGGTGTGGGCCGGGTCGATCTCCGCGCGGTACACGACGGTGAAGGCCGCCCCCGACCTGCTCGGGCCGCTGAAGCACTTCCTGAACGTCGTGGTGCGGCAGCAGGTCGAGAACCTTCAGGAAGACTTCAAGCGGGTTCCGGCCGGGCGCGAGGAGGGCGGGGCGGGGGCCATCCGGCCGGTCGCGTTCTCGATGGAGAACCCGAACGTGTACGGGCGGACGCGGGACCACTCTTTCACCTTCTCGTTCGCGTTCGCCTCGTCGCTGGCCCGCACGTTGCGAGCGGGCAACTTGTGGAAGCCGGTCCCCGGAACCGGGTGGAAGAAGTGGGCGCAGTCCCTGTCGCAGAGTGCCCACCACCCGTACGGCGGGGCGAAGCTCGTGTTCCGTCCGGGCGACGACCGGATCATAGACGGGTGCGACGGTGCCGCGGACGGCGTCGAGACGTCGGCGACGGGGGTGAACAACCCCGCCCCGCGGCCGTCGTTCATGGACGCCGTCCTGCGGGCGATGAAGATCGTTTTCGGCGACCCGGACCCGGACCTGTCGTACCTCTTCTTCGAGAACGTCATCGAGATCCAGCCCCTGACCGCCAACGTCCTCGTCCGCACGCTCCCGAAGGCACCGGTGACGGCGGACATGGTCTCCGACTCGCTGGCGGGCGTGCTCGGGAAGGGCTTCGACCCGCTGGCGATCACGACGAAACTCCCGTCGGACCTCGGGACGGCCGGCGGCCACACGATCCAGAACGACACGATCACCGACCGGGCGGGGGTGCAGCGGCGGCTCACGCCGATCTTCCGCATCGTGATGGTGGGGCGGGCCGTCCGCGTCGGGTTCCCGGTCCCGTGCCCGATCCTCGAAGACGTGGACGGCTCGACGCCGGAACTCGACGTGCGGAAGGACGCGGGGGAGGGGTTCCGGTGCTGGCTGGCGTCCGGCGGGCTCGTCCCGGTCTACCACGCCACGTGGCGTCTCCCGTACTGGCTGACCGGCGACCCCGTGACCCGGCCGCTCCCGGTCGCGCCGAACCCGCTGTACGGCCGCCCTCGGAGGTGACGAAGTGCCTACCGACCAGGCCGTACTGACTATAAAAATCAAGGACGACGGCGTCGGCGTCGGCGTCCCGCCGGTGCCCGGAATGGCGCACCCGCTCGCGATGGCGGGCGGCGTCGCGGCACCCGGAATGCCCGGCTTCCCGTTCGCGGGCGGGTTCGACGCCGTTTCCCGCACCCTGTTCAACCAGCAACTGGGGCTCGCGTCGTCCGCCGCGTCGCTCCTCCCGATGGCCGACACGTTCCAAACCAGCATCGGGGCCGTGAGCAAGTCGCTCGGGGACTTCGCCGACCTGATCGGCGTCGCCGTCGAAGAGTCCCGCGCGGGGTTCGAGTCGTTCGACCTGATGTTGCAGACGACGGTCGCGAAGCAGAACGAGCGGCTCGCGTCGGACTCGCAGCACCGGGCGGCCGTCGAAGAATTCAACGCCCTGCGGGACCTCAAGAACCGCGGCGTGGCGCTCGGGAAAGAACTGCGGGAGGAGTACGAGCGGCTCCTCAACGCGACCACCTACGGGCTGACGAAACCCACGGCGAAGTTCAACCCGCAGCAGGGGCCGAGTTACGAGCGGCCGAACGTCGGCACCGCCCCGAGTAAGTCGATCCCGCTGGCGGACCCGAAGCCGTTCTACGGGGTCTACGGGTTCGCGAACGACGGCGGTCCGCCCGACCTGCCGCCGATCCCGCTCGCGGCGAACGACCGCGGCATCCCGCGCGGCGTCCCGGTGTACGGGTTCGAGAAGGCGAAGAACATCCAGGTCATCCCCCGCGCGGAACCGGTCCCGCCGGACGTCCTGCGGAAAGAGTGGGAGGCTCGGAACCAGCCGGTCGCGGACAAGTTCACGAAGCGGCTGGCGCTCGCGACGGAGGGCGTCGACCACTTCTCGGCGGGGGTGCGGCAGTTCGCCGCGAACGACTACCTCGGCGGGGTCCGCACGTCGTCTTCCGCCGCAGCGAAGGCACTGGGTCTCATCCCCGTCGTGGGCAAGCCGGCGGCGGCGGCGCTCCAACTCACGACGGCGAGCGTCCTGGGGTTCGCGAACATCGTGAACGGGTTCGTCGCCCGCGGGCGGGAGCTTTCCAACATCAACGGCGTGCTGGCCGGTGCCGCCGCCGCGGCCGACGTGCGGACGCTGCTCGCCGACCTGCGGGAAGCGAAGGTGGCGGGGCCGGCGTACGCGAAGTTGATCGAGAACGCGAACCGCTTCGACGTCGCCACGCGGGACGCGTTCCTGCCCGCGAAAACCGCCATCGCGGAGGAGTTGGCGAAGGCGATGGCCGTCCTGACCAGGATCGCCGAGCAACTCGGGCCGATCGTGTCCGCGGTGACCACCGGCGTCGTCGACGCGAAGAACTGGGTGATGCGGCAGATCAACGACAACTCGATGACCAACGTGCTGAAGGACATCAGCAGGAAGAACGACGCGCTGGCGGACATGCTGCGGCAGATCGAGGCGTGGGTGGCCCAGGCCCAGGCCAACAAGGACAAGAACGAGTTGAACGACCTGATGCAGCAAGTCCTCGACGTGAGTGCGGGGCTGCCGACGGTCGCGTCGCCGATGGACATGATGGGACTGGCGGCGCAACAACAACTCGAACGCCCGCTGCTGAACTTCCAGTAGCGGTCACCGGTTCGCGAACGCCCCGGCGAACTGGCAGTCTTTCAGGATCACGATTTCGCCGCCGGCCGCATAGGCGTCGAACTTGCCGCGGACGGCGATCTTTCGCGACCCGGCCTCGGATTGGACCTTCGCCACCTTCATGGCCGTCCCCGGCGGGAAGTGGCAGATCGCCTCGCGGCCGCCGCGCATCGACAGGACGACGACGCCCCGGTCCTGACCGGGCGTCTCGCTCGCCGCCCCGAGGAAGTCGTCGATGTGAATCGACGTCTGCTTGATGTACCCTTCGACGAGCATCGCGTCGCCGGGTTTCTTCTCGCGGCCGGTCGTCGCGATCCCGACCGCGACCGCGACGACCGCGCAGCAGGCGGCCGCGCCCGCGAGCCACAAGAGGCGACTAGACTTTGTTCGGCGGCGACGCATAACCGGCCCGTTGAGTACGACCGACCAACATGATGTTATCGGCCGCGCCCCGCAACCGCCAGTCACCCCATCGGCAGACCCGCCCTCTGCTGCTCCGCCAACCTCTCTGACATCGCGTCCGCCGCCTGCCTCTCCGACCCCGTCGCGAGTCGCACGACCCGCCGCACGTCGGCGGCGGACAGTTCGCGGAACTCCGGCGACCGCATCACCTCTTCGGCGCGAACGGCGTCGATGTTCACGAGGAGCGCGAGCCGGTCTCGGGCGGGGAGTTGGAGGGCTGCTGCGCCGTAGGTTCGCGCAACGCGGGCGTCTGCGTTGCGCCATCGGCGTTTTTTAGGGCGGTCACCGCGTCGGAGATGGCCGAGGCGAACTTGTCCGCGGCCCGGTTGGAGACCGGCGGGAACCCGAGTTCGGTCAGGTAGGCGTGCAGCGCGACGAAGTAGTCGGCCGCGGGTTTGTCTTCCATCTCGCGGATGATGGTGCTGACGCGGTCGTACGCGCCGTACAAATCCAGCCGGGCGGTTATGCCCGCCAACTCCACGTCGATGTAACCGTCGTCCTCGATTGCGATTGCTGCCACGTCGTTCCGTCCGTTTGGGGGGAAGGTGCCCCACGAGGGTAACGCTTACCTTCGTGTCACCATGCCACCCGCCGCGAATCACCCGTTCGTCGCCGAAGTCACCCGCCCCGCGGTCGCGTCGAACTACTCCCCGCGCGTGTACGGCGGGGCGTGGATGTCGTGGCTGCTCGACGGCCGCCCGCGGTTCACGTGGCTGGAAGCGGAGCGGATGTGGTGGGATCCGCAGATCCAGTTCGGCTACCGCATCCTCTGCGCGCCGCTCTGGGGCGTGACGTGGTCCGTGTCCGCCGACTCCGACCGGGTCGCGCGGTGGGTGGACCGGGAGACGTACTCCGTCTACCGCCGGGTGCTGCCCCGCGTGCTGCGGTTCTACAAGTACGGCGTCGCGGCGGGCGAGGTGACGTACAAGATCAAGCGGCTCCCGAACAACAAGTGCCGGCTGCACTTCGACGGCTTCCACGAGTTCCACCCCCGCGACGTCCGGCCGCAGGTCTACAACCGGGGCCGGCGGGCGAACGAACTGGCGGCGCTGCGGGTGGACCACGTCGGCGGCGGGGCGGCGGGGGTGACGGGCAGCGGCGGGAACGCGTCGATCTACGTCGACCGCCGGCACGCGTTCTGGTTCAAGGGCGAGGCGGAGTTCGGCGACTGGTGGGGGCGGCCGCGGCTGGCCGGCGCGTTCGAGCCGTGGCTGGAGAAGCGGGGCCGGTTCGGGGCGGTCGACTCGCGGCGGCTGTTCTACAAGAAGTGCGCGTTCCGCGGGCCGATGATGCGGCACCCGATGGGCGTGATGGACGCGGGCTCGCCCGAAACCGGCCCGGTGCTCGTGAGCAACCAGGATTACGCGCGGGAGTTGGTGGAGAAGTTCGAGAACGGCGGCGTGATGGCGCTGCCGAACATCAAGCAGCCGAATCCGGGCGGCGCGCCGGGCGGGGATTACGCCTGGACGTGGGAAGACCCGAAGTCGTTCTCCGACGTGGCCGGGCTGCGGGACTACCCGAAGGATCTCGACGCGGAGATTCTGGTCGGGCTGGGGATCCCGCCGGAACTGGTCAGCGCGGCGACGGTCGGGAGCGGGTACAGCGGGCGGGCGATCCCCGCGCAAGTCTTCTTCTCCTCGATGGACGAGATCGCCGGGCTGATCCTCGAGGCCATCGACGACCAGATCATCCGGCCGCTGGTGCGGTGGAACTTCGGGCGCGTCGGGTACGAGGTGAAGCCGAACTCGCTGGCGCAGTTGATCCAGGACGGGCCGGGCGGGCCGGGCGGCGGGGCCGGCGGCGGGGCCGGCGGCGGGGCCGGCGGCGGGGCGGCGCAACAGCCGGGTTCCGACGG